TCGAGATCGCGCCATATCTCACGATCCAGTCTTGGAACAACGATCTTCTGTCGCCGGACTTCGGCAAGCCGGAGTTGTATCGCTATCAGCCGTTCCGGCATGGCGGATCGATTGGCCCCTCGGAAATGACTTCGGCCGCGAGCGTGTCGCTTCCGGTTCATGCGTCTCGCGTCATCCCGCTTTCGGGCATCGGCTTGCCGCCGTATGCCGCGCTGCAATCGAACCGTTGGGGCGATAGCGTTTTCACATCGATCGAACAGACGCTGAATACGGCGGGTTCGGTAACTGCGGTCATCGCATCGCTCCTGATGGAAGCGAAGCTCGACGTGATCAAGGTGAAAGACCTCGCCGCATGGTCCGCGACTGCGGAAGGCGAGGCGAAGCTGAAAAAGCGTTTCGCGCTGGCGATGTTTCTCAAGAGCATCAACAACCAGTTGCTGTTGGACGCGGAAGAAGAATACGACCAGAAGCAGATTAATTTTTCCGGCCTGAGCGACGTTCACATTCGCATCATGCAGGAAATTTCTGGCGCGGCCGACATTCCGGTGACGCGCCTTCTAGGCCAGACGCCGGCCGGGCTTCACGCCACGGGCGACAACGATCTTCGCAACTACTACGACGCGATTTCAGCGAAGCAGGAAAGCGATCTGCGCCCTGTGCTGGACCGTCTCGACGTCATCATGTTCGCGTCGAACGGCATCACGCTTCCGAGCGAAGCGTCGTTCCGGTTCGCGCCGCTGTGGCAGGAAACGCCGACGCAGCGCGCCGAAAATGCGCTGAAGAAGTCGCAGGCGACAAAGGCGCTCTACGACACCGGACTGCTCGACGACGAAGTTTTCGCGAAGGGCGTCATCTCGCAACTCATCGAAGACGGCGTTTATCCCGGCCTTGAGGCTGCTGTGGCCGAAAGCGCCACGGGTGGCGTTTCCGATCCCGACGAAGCCGACGACGCACCGGGGCCGGAAGAAATGAAGGCGTTGCAGGCCGATCCTGTGGCGCCGACGAAACCCGCGCGGAAGCCCCGCGTGAAGAAGTCGATCTGAATTCGGCCTCCGGGCCGTCCGTCGCATTGTCGAGACAGACGCCTCGGCATTGCAGCCCTCCTTGGGCGTTTCCTCCCTAGACTTCGGGCCGCGTCTTTCTTGGGGCGCGGCCCCTTTTCGGGACGCCTAATGTGAAGGGCCGCATCATCGTCCTGTCGCCGATCCGGCCACGCAGGGCAACAGAACTCGCTCTGCGCCGGATCATTATCGGCGTCCTCAAGGAAATCGAAGGCCGCCGCGCCGACATTCTTTCTGCCGCCATCGCGGCGCGCAGCGAATTGCATCAGGATCGCATCGACCTCGGTTCGATCCTCGAAGGCATCAAGGCCGTCGTTGGTCCGCTGGCGTCTGCGGCGCGGTTCATGATCCGCCGCCTGTTCAAAGTCGAAAGTGTCCGGCACGGGCAGAAATGGATGCAACAGGTCAACGCTGCGATCGGCGTCGATCTGAAAGCGGTTGTGGCGCAAGAAGGCGTCGAAACACTTATCGATCTCGCGACACAGAAGAACGTCGCGCTAATTACCGGCCTCACCGCCGACGTTCAGAAGCGCGTCGAGACCGTTCTTATCGACATGATCACGGCCGGCAAGTCGAATGCCGACATGGCGAAAGCACTGGACGAGGCTTTCCAGTTCGGACGGAGGCGCGCCGCGCTCATTGCGCGAGACCAGGCGGCCAAGTTCAACGGCAATCTGAACCGCATCCGGCAACAAGAAATAGGCGTCACAGAATATGTCTGGTGGACCGTGCATGACGAGCGCGTGCGCGGAAACCCGGACGGCAAATATCCGAGCGCGAAACCATCGCATTGGGCGCGGCACGGCAAGACGTTCAAATACGCCGATGCGCCGGCCGACGGCAATCCGGGCGAGCCAATCAACTGCCGCTGCATCGCGCGGCCGGTGCTGAAAGTTCCCTGACATGGATTGGACCTTCACCGACGCGGCGACGATCTCCGGGGCGCGCATCACCGCTGATGGCTACATGGTGGCCGACGTTCGCTGCGCTCGCACTGGTATTCAGACCTATCGCGGCTACGAAGTCGGCAAGCCCGACATGAAGGAAGTCCGCATCTTCCGGCCTGAAGAAGAAGTCTTTCACGCCGATGCGATGGGCTCGATTGCTCATCGCCCCATCACGAACGATCACCCAGCAGAACAGGTCAACGCATCGAACTGGAAGCGTGTCGCGGTCGGGCAGACCGGCGACGGCGTCGTGCGCGATGGCGGCTATGTCCGCGTTCCGGTCGTGGTCATGGACCAGGCTGCAATCAAGGACGTGCAGGGCGGCAAGCGCGAACTCTCGCTCGGCTACGACTGCAATCTCGACTGGACGGCAGGCGTCACCAATGACGGCCAGCCCTACGACGCAATTCAGCGGAACATCCGCGGAAACCATCTCGCCATCGTGGACGCCGGGCGAGCGGGGCATGCATGTCGCATTGGCGACAAGGCGTCCGACGATAAAGGAGGTCGGCAAATGTCCGACGTGAAACTGAAGACGGTGATCGTCGACGGCATTCCGATCGAAGCGAATGATCAGGCCGCCGCTGTCATCGAAGCCCTGAAGGGCAAGGTCGAAGGGTCGCTTGCCGCGATCAAGGACGGCAAAGCGACGCACGACGCCGCGCTGGCGGCCAAGGACAAGGAACTCGGCGCCAAGGACGCGGAGATCGCCGCGCTCAAGGGCAAGCAGATGACCGACGCGCAGATCGATGCGCTGGTCACGCAGCGCGCCGACGTGATCGGCAAGGCCAAGATCGTGGACAAGGACGTGAAGACGGAGGGTCTTTCGCTCGCCGCGATCCGTCGCGCCGCCGTCGTGGCCCGCCTGGGCGACGCCGCCGTGAAGGACAAGAGCGACGACTATGTCGAAGCCCTGTTCGACGGCCTCGCGGCTTCCGGCGCTCCCAAGGACCCGATTGCGGAGGCGGCTCGCGCCGCGCTCGGCGACCGCGCCACCGACGGCGGCAAGGACGCGCAGGCGATCAAGGACGCCGCTTATCAGGAATATCTCGACACGCTCAACGGCGTGAAGAAGGAGGTCAAGTAAATGGCTGTCCAGACCACCTATTCGACGCAGACGGCCGCTCGCGCCGGCATGCTCGCCGACATGCAGGAGAGCTACAACGCGTTCTCCCGCACGGTCGAAACCGCCGCTGGCCTCGCCTTCGGCAAGCCCGTTCAGCGTGGCGCCGCCGATGGCGGCTGCAAGTCGATCGGCGACGGGTCGGCTACGACCTTCCTCGGCGTTTCGCTGCGCACGCAGTCGCGTGACGCCAACAACGGCGACATCTTCGCGCAGAAAGAGAGTGCTCGCATTCTCGACAAGGGCGTCGTCTGGGTCATTGTCGGCGCGAACGTCGCGGCCGGCGATTCCGTCTACTACACGCCGGCCGGCGTGTGGACGAATACGGACAATTCGGCCGCCAATCCTCAGGTCGCGAATGCGGTCTGGGATTCCACTGCATCGAGCGGCGGCTATGCCCGCCTGCGCCTGAAGTAAGGAGCGCACGCACATGAAGACGCCTTTTGCTGACGCGCAGGCCGGTTACGGCTTCGTCGTCTCTCAGACCGCCCATATCGAGCCGGTCGCGTATCGCACCAAGTTCACGCAGATTCAGTATCAGGACCTGCTGGCGGGCTGCATCGATACGTCGGCCAATCCGTTCGCGAAGACCGTCACCTACTACAGCATCGAGTCGTTCGGTGGCGCGAAGTGGACCAACGGCGACGCCGATGACGTTCCCTACGGCTCCGACGAGCGCTCGAAGTTCGAGACGCAGGTCCACACTGCCGCCCGTGGCTACAGCTACGGATGGGAGGAAGTGAACCAGGCGGCGATGCTCGGCATCTCTCTCGACAGCGAACGCGCCATTTCGGCCCGTCGCGCCTACGAGGAATTCGCCGACGGCATCGCGCTGAGCGGCGATACCGCGAAGGGATGGGAAGGTCTGTTCAACAGTACGACCGTCACCGCTGCGGCCGTCGCGAATGGCGCCACGGGCTCTTCGCCGCTGTGGTCGACGAAGACGCCGGCCGAAAAGCTCCTGGACGTGAACGCCGCGCTCACCGGCATTCAGACGGCGACGAACAACGTCATTCTCGGCGACACGCTGATCCTGCCTTACGCGCGCTTCAACACGATCGCGTCGGAACAGCTTCCGTATTCGTCGATGACGACGCTGGAATTCCTGCGCCGCTCGAACGTCTTCACGGCGCAGACCGGGAAACCGCTCAACATCAAGGCCGCGCGCGGTCTCGATACGGCGGGCTCCGGCTCGACGGCGCGCATGATCGCGTTCCGCCGCTCTCCGGAGGTGCTGAAGATGCACATCCCGATGCCGCTGCGCTTCCTGCCGGTCCAGATCGACGGGCTGCGTTACAAGGTGCCGGGCGTCTTCCGCCTCGGTGGCCTCGACATCCGGCTTCCGAAGGAAGTCATCTACCGCGACGGGATTTGAGCCATGCGCGTCACCAACACCTGCAAGGCCACGCTCGTCTTCCCGTGCGAGACCGCAATCGACCCTGGCGCCAGCGCCGAGGTCAGCGACGATCACCTCGAACATCCCGTCGTCGCTGGCTGGGTGGACGAAGGCAAGATCGAGGTCGAGACCGGCGCTGCTCCGGCGAAGAAGTCGAAGAAATCCGACGCCGACAAGGGCGAGTGACCGATGAGCGTGACGGCTCCCACGAATGCAGACTTCAAGGCGCGTTATCCGGCGTTCGCGTCGGCCGGCGACGCCTTGATCAATGCCGTTCTTGGGGAAGCGGTCGCGCAAGTCGATGAGAACTGGCTGGCGCAGGATATCGCGCCAGCCATCATGGCCTACGCCGCGCACCTGATGAGCATCGAAGGGTTCGGGTCCAACGTGACGATGCCCAACGGCGTCAGCGTTCAGACTGCGGGGCCGATCGATGCCATCCAGATTGGCGATGTCAGGACGACGTTCGCCGCTGGCGTGTCGCGCGCCAAGGTCATCGTGAAGGGCGAAGACGGCGGCTTGCGGGAAACCTCTTTCGGCCGCCGCTTTCTCGAACTGCGTCGGCGCAACGCGGCGGCGGCGATCGTTCTCAGCGACGATGGTTAGGATCAGCGCCAAGGTTAAAGTCACCCAGAAGGGCGACGCGGCCGGGCGGTTGAAGAAGATCGCGGCAGCGACGAAAGGGCCGACGAAGGTCAAGGTCGGCTTTCCGGCCGGCAAGGCT